GTAAAAATTCAACAAGAAGCAGTTCAAAGATTTAAGGACATGAATAAAGTTGTCGACATGGAAGGCAACGTTTTAGATCCAAGCAAACCTATCATGGGTGGCACACAAGAAGGTGCTGCTCTTAGATCAGGTATCATGAGAGCAACAGGGACAGGACCTAAAAAAGTTGTAACTAAAGGTTTACCTGATAAAGAGTTTCAAGATTTAAGAAGAAGTTTTAGAATGAATATTGTTAAAAATAGTCCAGATTTTAATCAAGATTTAGCTGATAGGATTATTAAAAGAGAAATATATCAAGATTTATCTGACACACAGAGAAAAGATTTTTTAGATAATTTAGATTTTGTTTTAAAAAATCCTAGAGATGGTAATGCAGATGGTGGACGTATCGGTTTTAAAAAAGGTATGGACAGAAGAACGTTTATGAAAATTATGGGTGGTCTTACAGCACTGCCTGTTCTTGGTAAATTTTTTAAAGGTGCAGAAGTTGCAGCACCTGCAGTAGAAAAAGCAGTAGACGTTGCAAGTGGAGCTCCACCATATTTTTTTAATCTTGTAAATAAAATTAGAACACTAGGTAAAAAATTTAGTGGTCCAAAAGAAAGATCAGAATCTTATGTTTATAAAGATTATGAAATGGATATTGATCTTGATACAGGAGCGATTGATATTAAAAAAACTAAAGAAGCTATGATACCAGGTGGTGACGA